ATGCGAGATAATAAAAATTATAAAATGAAAATTATTAAAGGTATTACAATAAGTTTTTTATTAGCCGGTTCAACAGTCGTATTGGCCAAAGATGATTGTGCAGATTTAACGGGATGTGCGAAAAAGGCCTGTGAAGTTAACCTCGAGTTATTAGCTTCAAAACGCCAAGGTAATTCACACAAAGTTGCAGGTCTCAATAAAGCACTTAATAACATAAACGCATATTGTACCAATGATGGATTAAAAGCAGAGTTACAACAAAAAATAGATGATACAAATTCAGAAATTGAAGAATATAAAATCGATCTTAAAAAAGCTAAGCACCAAGGTAAGCATGACAAAGTTGAAAAGTATCAGCAAAAGCTAAACGACGAAACTAAACAGCTTAAGCAATTAATTGATGAGCTAAATAGTTTGGTTGATTGAAATGTCATTACTGTAAGCCGCCGCAGGAATTTAGAAAAAAAGACGCTAGATTTTAGAATAAGTAAATTATGTTAAATAGGGTGTGTTTTGTTCTGTTTAAGCTGATACGTTGAGAGTTGAATGATGTTTAAGGGGATATTTGAATGGATTATAAAATAAAAAGGATTTAAATGATGTTAAACCCCTTTTAAAATATAAAAGTTGGTTTTAGTTAAGGCGTAGTTACTCGTAACAATCTTTACTAGATTTAACCCCCTTATGCCAATCTCCCTCAATACAGTGGCGCATTTCATGCTGCATACACACTGGGTAACGCTGCAGCTTTATAAAACACACGCCGCCAACGGTTTGATGCCGGCCCAATGTGGGCAAGTTAACGTCTTGCTCTATAACAAAGTTGCCCGTTGCGGTTTTAAACGGTTTTACTTCTACAGGCTCGGTTTGTTTGGGTTCGAAACCACCTAAAAAGAATACAACTAAAATTAAAAAAACTAAGGTTATTACCGATGTTATCGCTATTTTGTTCATTCTGGCACCTCATCTGGCTGGTTAAAGTGTTGGCTTACTTCGCTCACTTCATTGATAGAGCAAACAACTGGATTGGTTAACCCCGTGGTAAGCGCTTCAATAATTTCAGCGCTGGTTTTACCTTGTTCAAACACTTCACCGCCATGCTCGCTTTTTATGGCGGGCAACTCGCTTGGCGTGGTCACTAACAGGCGGTGGCCGTTAATGAGTGGCGCATAAGAAAAGCGCTGTTGTTCATACGCTTCCCAAAATGTAGCGGTAACATAAATATAAACTTGTTTTTGTAACATTATAATTCCTCTTGTTTTTTCCAAATGAGTGGAGTGAAGTTAGCCATGGTGGCGGTTATGTTGCCCACCGTGGGTTTTTGTGTTGCGCCTTGGCTACGGTTGGTTAAGGGTATTTCACTTAGTAATACACCATTGCGTAGATGCCTAAAGCCATACGTAGCTAAGTGACTAACACCAGACTCTAAATTTCTAGCGCCTATGTACCCCAAAATAGCTTCACGCGATATTTTAAGCTTTATTTTATGATGGCCACTACGAGGGATAGGAGTGTCTTTATCAACATAGCTTACATTTTGCCCATTAAGCGTAGGTATATTCCCATAACCACCAAAAACACTCCCATCCGCTGTAGAAAAGCAAGCAAATTTATAATTTTCATCACCTAAAAAATACTCTGTCGAATTACTTGTTTCGCCACCAATGAAACTAAGCTCCAGAATATCATCAGCCAATACGTTAATGGGGGTATCTAAAACCCATGCCTGAGTCTCACCATCTGGCACGGCATAATGAATAGCCTCCGTCCCCTCACGCTCCCACACTAACGGCGTATAGTTTGCCATGGTGGCCGTTATATCGCCGACTGTCGGTAGTTGTTCCGCACCTTGCTCTTTATTGGTGAGTGGAAGTTGCAGTATAACCTCGCCGGATCTAACAATTTCAAGGTCGTATATTGCCCCAGCAAAATTCCAAGTAAATGTGGGGGTGTCTTGGTTTCTCAACACAGCGAGTAACGTTTTGATTTTAATAGTTGACCTAATTATAAACTCGGCGGCAACAACGCCATCACTACGTGGATAAAGAGTACCACTGCTGTACTCCTGTCCATCAACCAGCAATGTACCCCCATTACTCTCTACAACACCACCATCTCTTACTCGATATACTAACCCCCCATCGTAGTTGGTTTCTCTTCCAAATAAACACACATCGTGTTCAGGATTTTCGGGGCCAATATATTTAAACCTGATAATGTCATCAATCTCTGTTTGAAAATCTTCTGAAAGAATCCAAGCTTGGGTTTCCCCGTCTGAATGTGCTATATAACGTGGCTTTTGCAGTAACTCATAATCACTTTCATTTTCAAATAGTGCAGGGCGAAACCCTACCGAACTTAACTCAGAGGTGCGGTTATAATGTAGGTTCATAGCGGCTAATCCGGCGGATTCACCCATAAAGAACACACCCCCTCTAAAGGGAAAGCGTTCACCAAAGTTGCGGGTGAATAACTTACCCGTTAAAGCAAGTAAATCTGTTGGGCACTCCAACGCTAGCTGGCGCATTAACTCATTACCCGTATAGCTTGGTGATTTTAAAACGGCATTAAATGGGGTAATGGCTGAAGAACCTCTGTTGTGATTTTGGCCAACTTCACCCAGTATATTAAGCAGTTCATTATTTAAGGTTATATTGAGGTCTGTTGGGTTATCCACATCGTAATAAACGTTGTGGCGCTGCCATGCGTATTCCGAGATTTCATCATTGTTTTCATCAGGGCAAACAATCTGGCCATCTTGCATTTTAAGTTGGTCAACCCATTCCCACACATTACCAACTAAGTCGAATACACCAAAGGCGGTGCCGTCGTGGCTCCATGTGTTGGGGCCTGTGCCTGTGCCGGTAAATCCTGCACTACTTGAATCGCCAGGTGCAAGGTTATCTACGCGGCGGCCACTTTCATTTTTAGCATCGTGGGCACGGCCTCTATCTGTATTGCCTCGTAATGTTTGACCGTGAGCCAGTGATAAATACGCAACCGCTGCCCACTCTGAATTGCTGGCCATGTGCCAGTTTTCGCCTTTGCTTTGGCACAGCGCCTTAGCATCATCAAAGTTGATATCAACTAACGGGGTGGCGCCCTCAATAACACTACAGCCACCGGCTAAACTTTCACTGGCTTGATATTTACCATACCAAAACCCGCGCATTTCTTGACCTTGCTTAATAAATGCAGGGTGTGTGCCGGTTCCTAACTGACAATCAACACCCCATTTATCTAAAATAGCTTGGTTAACATCTTCACAATTAAACTTGTTAATCCACACCATTACATTAGGGTTGCCTTGGTTATCCCAAAATACCGAGTTTCTGCCCGCGCTGGCTGCTTCAATTGTTTTGGTGTAAGCCTCACGATCACGCTGCGTAATGGCCACCATAGCTTCGTCTATTGAGGTGGCAAGCGCTTGGGCTGATTCCAATTCCATTTGCTTAATTGTTTTAAGCGTGGTGGTGGTACCATCTGCGTTTAAAAAATCAACTTCACCAAGCTGTGTTTGCCAATCGTGCATGGCTTGGGTGTTATCAATCGCATTATCAATCGCGCTGTTTAAACTCACCGTGGCCGTGTTTGTTTGCTCTAAAGCGGTATCAATTTGCGTTTGCGCTTGCACCATATTTTGGTTTAAGGTGCTTGATGTGGCCATGGTGGTAGTGGTGGCCACTTCAATAGCCGAATCAAGCTCAGCTTTAGCCGCCATCGTGGTACTTAACGCATTAGCAATGGCTGTGTTGTTTGATTCTACCGCCCCCACTAAGGCGTTATTAGCCTCAAGCTCTAACTGCTTAACGGTTTTAACTGTGGTGGTGGAGCCGTCTAAATTAGTGAACGTAACCTCACCGAGCTTAGTTTGCCAATCAAGCATGGCTTGTGCGTTTGTACTCGTACCGTCAACGGTTGATTGATAATCCAGTTCCATTTGCTTAAGTGTTTTAACCAGCGTTTTAGTGCCGTCAATATTCTTAAACTCAACTTCGCCGAATTTTGTTTGCCAGTTTTGCATGGCTTGGGTGTTGTCGTTCACTAACGTATTGGCGGCTTTAAGCGCTTGCGCGGTTTCTCTAAACTCAACGGTGGTAGGTATAACAATCGCGGGTTGGCTCGCTTGGTTGTCATTTTGCCACAACTCTACAAGCTCAATAAAGGGCGAATTGTTATCGCTAAAATAAACGCGATTAATTTCCATTGGCGCAAAGTTGCCAATACACAAAAAATCTCCCACGTTTATGTTTTGTGGCAACTCACCACTGTTAATAACAACGTCACGCGAACCGTTGTTTATGCTTACTTGTTTGGCTGTATATGTTGCCATGGTTAATCCTCTTTATTTTTTACACGCTGGGTAATCAAAACTTAATTAAACTCAGTATATTCTCGGCACTGCCCAAACTAAATGGTCTGCCTTTTCATACGCTATTAAATTAATAGACTCACCAACCCTCAAAGGTCTATCTACTATTATATCTGTATTATTTGCACCCGCTTTCAATATTATTTCGGTTATATTTGGGGTTATGTTCCAACCTAAATTAGTCAGGTTTGCCGTCTGCCCCGCAAAAGCAGGCTTATCTACTGAAGATATAGAGCTGGATGCTGATTGCCCTGTAACGGTTAGCTCTTTGTGGGGATCTATTTGTATTCCCGTGGACTCTCTTAAACCATATTGTCCTATGTCAAAACAACTTAAGTGCATATCAGCCTCAAATATACCCCTTGGCGTGGTTTTGCTTGTTCCTGTTACATTTACACCATCAGCGATAAGGTTATACGTGTATTTTAAATCATCGTCGGTAACTAAACCTCTAATTTCATCCGCTTTAAATATTATGCCTGTTTTTGACATTGTTACTGGGTCAAAACCAGCTACATATGCCTTATGATGCAGTATACAGCTTTTAACAGTAGCTTTTATCCCTGCGCTCTCTGTAGCCCGTATACCAGATAAAGCCCCCTCAAATCTTTGAAATGTATTTGCATTTGTGTAAGTATTTAGATTGATTTTAATGTTACCGGCAGTGTCAGTAACGTTTACTAGATAAGCACCCGCAGAAGCGATAGGGGGTAGATTTATCCTATCAAACCACAAGTTCATTTCATGCACGTTTAAATCGGCATTAGCATCTGATATTTTAAAGTAAGTATCACCGCCTGAACCATAAAAAGTTCTAGTCGCATCCCATGGGTAAACATCTACAATACCTATATCAACGCCAATTTTTTCCGATAATTGGCAAATAGCAGGGGCTGCTTTTTCTTGGTACACCCTGATTTTATCAATCCGAAAATGATGTTTTTCGCTAGTAAAAGAGTCTGCTAAACCAAATGAAGATATAATCGCCCCACCAACACCCTTATAAATAATTTCTTTAATGTAGGTGTTTCTTGCTCCTGTGTTATACATAACAGTACGTTGACCAGCACTTACATCAGAACCATCAGAAATATGCGTTAGTTTATGCACGATATTGTTCTGCGATCTATCTTGAAAAGCCCCCGCAGAAGCATAAGTATTAGAATAATCATCATAAACTGTTATGTCATGAAACTCACACTCCCAAGCGTCTTGGTGGGTATCGTAAGCAAAGTTAGTAGCCCCTACAGTAACACCAGTGTAAACATGGCACCTTACAGCCCCCCCATAACGTCTTGGTTCAGGTTCATCAGCATTTATGCTGTCTGCACCTGTAGTATACGTGTGCCGCACTTTACCGCCATTTAAACCATACCATTCTGATTCTTGTGAACCATAATCAGCACCAACATAACCTACTGCCATAGTAGAAGTATCATCTAACAAGAAATCAGCGCTTATATTTTCCATTCGTGCCCTGTAGCACGAACGAACAGATAATAATTGCCCTGGGAAGTTAGGTGAATAGGCATTTTGTATATCAGGTTTAAAATATCCTTGAACATCAATAGCTACAGCGAAATCACCATTATGCGGTAATTCTCTACCCACAGACATATTACGAATACGACAAGTTTTTTCAGTTCTCATTTTTGCTAAACGTGGATTATATGTTTTTGAGTAGTCCCAGATATGTTTACCTATGCAAACAATAGCTGTGTCCGTAACTGACTCTACAACGAAGTATTCGGCGGTTCTTTGGCGGTCAAACTCTGAAAAGGGGTTAATATTCTGGTTAGAGAATGATTTTATTTTATCATCAGCATTGATGCCGTGACCTTTAGGAACAGTAAAGGTCGTTCTTCCTCTTGAATAAGTACAGTCACTTATTTGCATAGGAGAGTAAAGGTTGTTAACGGCTAAAAAACACCTTTCATTTTCACCAATAGAATTCAAAGTACATTTATTCAAATCAATATCAATGCTTTTATTTATTTTATATATTGTGTCACTTAAATCAAAACGCACACCAGATTGAACGGTTCTAACGGGTTTTTCATACTCAAGTATTAGATTAAACCCTTCTAAACAGTCGCTTAATGTAGGGAATATGCCGAAAGTCTCTAAATAAAGCTCTTTATCTGGTATTAACACGGCTACATAAGTTGTACCGTTATATAAGTAAAAAGAGTCATAGTTAGTTGGAACCCATGTAGGGTCTTGGCGGTTTTGGCGCTCTTTAGAAAGACTTAAACATCTATAAAACCCACCGCCATTATCAAAGACATTTGAAAAACTTTGAGTTCTAATATGTACTTCATCGTCAGTCTCAAGTAAGACAGTTTCACCATTAATTAGCTTCATATTTTTTAAAGCTTCAACATTAGACACAGATAAAACCGAGCCTAAATCACTACCTGATTCCGTGACTTTTTCGGCAATTTCTTGGGGGGTTATGCCGTAATCAGTCCAATCTACTTCATCCGCAGTGGGGGAACCCTCATTGACTTTTAGAGCAATATCTTCAGGGGTTATATTATAATCACTCCAATCGATAGCATCTGCGGGATGAGCCCCCTCGTGCTTGCGCCCCTCTAGATCGTTATGTAGCCCTGAAAATGAGACATCGCTAAAGCCACTTAAATCCCTGTAATGATTAAAGGCTTTTTTAAAATTAAATGGTGTTACCAGCGTTTCGTTATTATTGCCCTCGTACATTTGTTCCAACGTGGCTATCTTTCTTCTAACAGACAGCGCCTCGGGCAAAGTTTGAACCGTGGTTTGGGTGCCGTCGGGGTGAGTAAAGGTTACGGTACCTGTTTTTGTTTGCCAATCCTGCATGGTTGCAAAGTTTTCGTTAACAAGCGCTTGAGCGTCTTTTAGCGATTGAATCGCCGCCGCAAAGTTCCCCGTGGTAGGAATAACAATGCAAGGTTGGTTATTTTGGTTGCCGTAAGCCCAACTTTTAAGTAATTCAATGCATTGTTGGCCGTCACTGCTAATATAGCCACGAGTGATTTCAACAATCTGATTGTTGAGAACTAAAAAGTCGCGAGGGTTTATATTTTCAATGCTCTCTCCACTATTAATGGTTACTACTTTTGAGCCATTGGTAACACTAGCTTGGTCTGCTGTGAATGCGGCCATGGTCAATCCTCTTTTTTTAAGATATTAGTTGTCATGTTGTTAAGCCGGAAATATGGTTTTAGACTGCATTAGCCGCATGATTGTGGTTGTACCATTTACGAGTTTAACCATGCTTGTTTCACGAGTACCATGCGAATAAACCCACTGTACTTTTACGACCACATTGTAAAATGAGGTGGTGTTGTGTGCGGGTAATGACAATGTTGGGATTGTAACGCTGATTTGATCCGTAAAACCGCTATGGCCGTCAAACGTTAAGTCATGTATTACTCTCTCGTATTTTTCACCGTTTGTTTCATTATTTAATGTTACTGTGATCACACGGCGGTATTTGTTTGTTCTGTCGTACCCCGCACCGCTAACCGACCAATCAACACTCCCCATTGGGCCCGTTGATATAATTGACGGGATAACATTGCCTTTCATACCTATAATTGGCTCGGCTTTAAATCTCGCTATTTGGTAACTTTGTGTGAAGCTAGTTGTTGTGTGTGTTTTAGAAAAGCCTGTGTAGGCCAGCGGGATACCTGACGCAACTTCACCTATGATTTTGTCAGCGGTAACAGACCCGCCAAACGTGCCTGACTCAGAAAATAGGTTCCCATATTTATCTACACGAAACGGGGCATCTTCGGGCGTTCTAGAGCCTGAATAAATACGCCATATCGAATGGGCACCATCAAGAAAAGCGGACTGTTCGCCGCTACCTGCTGACATTGTTGTGTCGGATCTTATAGCTCCCGCGTCTAACGTATCTCTTATTAGCGCGCTACCGTGAACCATTAATGAATAAGCTTGCCATATCGACCCCGTATAACGTTTAGTGGTTTGTATTTTTGGGTCACTTGATTTGTAAATAGTCACTCGGTCATGAAGAACCGGCGCACTCGGAAGTGCGGCATTAGCCGTTGAATCAGACCATGCCCCCGTTGACGTACCGACATCAACCTCAACCGATCCGCGCGTACCGTCTTGTGCTTTTATATCTTCAAGACTATTAATTTGGTGGCCATCCCCAAGCTCCATACGGCCTTTAAATATATGCACGGGGTTAGAGGGGTCTGTGTTATCAATATATGAAGTTGGGATAAAGGTACTGCCTACCATCACACCTTGTCTTATTACATCGCCAACCAAGTCTAGATTGCCTATTTGTCCATCGTTATAACCAACCACACCTACAGCTCGACCGTTGTTGTCAATTTGCCAACCGCCTCGGGCAACTAATTTTCCATCCACGGTTTCAAAAACTTGGCGTAGCTGTTTAATGCTGGCTGTTTCAGTGCCGTTGCTAATTTGTAGATTTTCGATGTACTCAGCTAAGGGGCCCGCAACCCAAGTGCCACCGCCTCTAACGCACAAAACGGCATCATTTTCACTGGTAATATTCCCTTGAGAATTTAAACAGTAACCGACTGCTGTGCGCGTATATTCTTGTGCGAGGGCTTTATTTTCATTAACTCTAGCTGTAAGTTCTGTTGTCTGTTGAGCTACTGCTGAAAGTTCATTTGCTTGAGAAAGCAACCTTTCTTGAGCGAATGCTAAGCTAAAATCTTGTTCAGTTAGCTCATTGTCTAAATCTAAAAGTTTTGCAGCGGTGATCACGTCTTGTAAATTGGCATTTTCAAGGGCAAGATCTAGCCCTTGTATTTGCACAACGCTTTCTTCAATCGTGCCGTTAAGCGCGTCTAAGTTTTGTAAAATGTTAGAAAACTTAGCGTTAACGCCGCCATCAGCCGCATTAAACGCGGTAATTTGCGTTTTAATATACGCATCTGCGCCATTAATAAACTGCTGGGCGGCATTGGCTTTTTCAAGTGTGCCGTTATCCGTAAACTGCTGTAATGTAGCGCTTACTTTGTATGTGGTGTTAAACGTGTCGAGTATTTGATTAACGCTCGATTCTGTTTGGTAGCCCAGTTCGCTAACCCATGTGGTGGTTGCATACTGCCCCATTATCCCCTCAGCGGCGTTAATGTCGCTGATAAGCTCGGTAGTGCGGGTTTTTATATCTTTTAGGGCTAAATCATTGGCGCCACGTTTACCGATTTCAATGGCGTCAATGTCGCACTGTCCGAGGTCAAATTGCAAGCTGGTAATGTTACCGACGTAACCCGCTGTGCCCTCAGTATCTAGTTGAATAGTGTGCCAATCTAAACTTGCAGGCTCAGGTACCGTAATGGTTGTAGCCCCGCCATTAACACTTATTTGGCCATTCCAAATGGTATCCGCATGTTTGCGTACTCGAATACGAAACATGGGGTTTTGCTCGGCGTTATAGCTTATTTCTGGGGTAGTAATAGGGTTAAGGGCAACAATAAAGCCCAGTGGGTTATAACTTTCAACACCGGTAAAACCCTCATCACTACTGTTAAACTGCCAACTATACGCAGGGCGCAGGGCAGCAATTGCACCGGCTATTTCGCTTTGTATTTCTGTAAACGTAGCACGTTGGCTTATTTGCCCCGCTTGCACTTCAAGCTCAGACTCAGCTTGTGCTAAACGGGTATCAGTTTGCGTAATTCGGTTAGCCTCAAACGCTATGCGAGCATTAACCCCGTCTATTTTTATGTTAGCTTCACTAAATTCTTTGTCTGTATAAGCAAACGCACGGTTAACGATTAAGCCGTTTTCAGGATCAACGTATACCACGGCATCAATTAAGCGCTCGTTACCTAATTGGCGGCGTTCGTATTCTTGGCGCCAGTTTGTGTAATTTGCTGATAAGTCCAGTACGCCTTTTTCAATGTCTTGGCGGTGGCGCTTTTCAAGGTTTAAATCACTAACGGTTTGTTCAAGTACATCGGGTAAGTTGTTTTCAGTGCTAGGGCGCAACCGATCAACTTGCTGGTTCATATCCTCAATTAACGTTTGTGCATCGGGGCTTAGCTGGGTTAATTCAACATTATTAATGTACTTGGTTAAATCAACGGTGGTCGTAGTGGCTGTTACATTAACCCAGTCACTTGCGCCCAGGTGATTAACGCTGCGCACTCTAAATTTATACTCAGTTTCACTTTTTAAACCAATGCGGTTATAAATCTGTGCCAACACACGTTCGCCGCTTTGCGGCTGTGCTGCAGTCCCCAAAAACTCCCATTCAAACGCGGTGCCAATGCCTGCTGCGGCAATATTAGCGGTTAATGTAATTTGGTTATAATCAACAGTTACATACACAGTCGGCAAGGTAGGGGTCAGCACACTAAATTGCACAGCAACAAGGTGTGACCGCTGGCCAAATATGTTTTTAGCGCTAATGCGCGCGGTGTATTCTCCCAGTTGCAAGTTAGGAATAGTTACTTGGGTGTATGTTACTGATGTTTTAAATACCGACTCGTTAGCAGCAGTATTAATAAACTCAACATCGTATTCATGAACAGCAAGCGGGGTCGGATGGGTCCATTTTATTATGCCATTTCCATCACCATCCACTGTTACCCGTACATCAAAAACAGGCTGTGGTTTGCCCACTAAATAGTCACTGTTTGGGGTTAAATCCTGCGCACCAGGTATTATGTTATCAGCCCATAAATCGGGTCCGTCTTCAACACACATTAAGGTCACGCCGCCATCTAATCTAAAGCGGCGCTCTGTTACACGGTAAACCTTATTATTTATCGATTCGCCAGGTAAGTTTAAGTACACAGTACGGCCAACAGCTGCAGCTAAGCCTTTGTGTTTGAGGGGTAACTCTATTTCGCCTAAACGTGTTTGTTCTAAATGTATTGTCGCCAGGCGTTGTGATGTAGTACTACTGCGCACAAAGGGGAGTGATATAGACTTTTCTAATATTTGATTATCAATAGCCTGATACCCAGCAGACACAACAGGCGGCGCGTCTGTACGGTCGTAGTTTTGTTCGGGGTCGGTAAACGTAGCACGCACAACATTAGCGCGCTCTCGTAAATCAGCATGCCATTTAATTTTAATATTACCGTGAACATCATCAGCATTAATGGTGTAGGTCGGTTCGCCATACCAGGCTCCCACGCGTACATACCACTGGCCCATTTGCCTAAATATTTTACCCGCAAAACACGCTTCAAGCTGGCCTAACACTTCAAGTGGCTTTGAGCTAAATGTAAAGCTACCATTGGTTGTGTAGCGCGGCTCGGTGGTAACAACGCCCTCAACGTCGGTAAATTCGGCATCTTCATCACACACGTTAATGGCAGCAATCCACCACTGTAACGGTAAACGTTCAAAAGGTACCTCATGGGCTCCATAAAAACGCACATAGTGCAGGGCGCACAGTACGGCGTTTTGGCTCCAAAGCCAGGTACTTTCATCGTCAGGGTTTTGGGCTGTATCTCGTGGGTCCCATACACGGGTACCCCGTATTAAAAAGCCCATATCGTTTATGCCATCTTCAAACACTTCACGATTATTTTCCATTTCAATAAAAACATAGCTTTGGCCAAAGCCAACATGTTCACTCGTCCATCCCGCCATTTTAGCCACCGCTTTTGCGTTAGCTGTGGTTTGGCGGCCATCACTTAAAGAGTAATCCCAACTTTCTCTTGGGTAATCAGTGAGTTTTTTATCAGCAATGTAAATTTCTTCAAGGGCATCAATAGGGGCACCATTAATCAATACAATTAACTGCATCCATTTTTTACCACCTTTTTCAACTTCCGCTTGGTGGGCAATAACACCGCCAACGCGGTCACGACCAAATGTAATACGGCGGGGTTGGTCTATGCCTTTTTGTAAGCCTTGGCCAAGCGTGGCTAAATCTTTTTCAGGCACATCAGGCGATAGTGAGTCCCAAAGCGCACCCAGCCCTGTTACTTCAAATATGCTGTCTACAACATTTACAACCGTATCAACTACCTTAGACATTTCGCGGCTCCAATGGGTAAACCGCTTTTACTGTGTCCATTGGTAACGTCACTAAGCCATTTTCGCCAACACACACCACCGCGTTAACGGTTACAATGCCGCCTACAAATTCGCCTTTAAACTCAACTAAAGCCAAGTCACCACGTCGAGCATAGTTAATAGGTATAGCGGGGTTTAAACGGTCTTTAAACACGCTTTCAACATCGTTTAAACCACGTTTAAATAGTTGTTTAAATGCGCCACTTTTAGTGCGGTATTTACCCCTAAAATCATCAGCCACATCGTTACCGGTTGCAAATAGCACCCAATCGGCTACCAATAAGCAGCAATCGTTTTTACCCCATTTAAAGGGTTCACAGTTGCGGCGGTTTATAAAAGCAGCAAGTTTAGCGCTGGCGTTCATAGCGGTTGCCTCCTATGTATTTACCAGGTTGTGTATCAGGAAGGTTTTGTTTGTTGGTCGTGGCTTGCTCACTAAAAAACACATCCCCCGGGTAAAGTGCTTTTTGGGTCGCATCATTCCAACGTTGGTGTAGCCGTGCGTCTTTCCAGCGCTCACTTTCGCCTGCAACACTAAGCTGCACTTGCGATACATCGCCGCGCTCTACATCACATGCCACAATGTAGCCGCTTTCAAGTAACTGGCTTTGGCTAACACGGTAATGTTCATCAACAGTAACAAGGTAAATCTCGCAGGTCTGGCTTATTGGGTCGTTCTCGGCCACTTCGGCTAAAATTGCCTGGTCTTGAGTGTGTAGGGTTAAACGTATGCGGGCGCTGTCGTTGTTATCATTAGCGGGTATTTCACTCACAGTGCCAAGCATACCCACGCCGTGCCAAGTTAAATTAGCAAAGCGGCGCTCGCCTACACCTGTGTGCAGCAATACATCGCCACTTTTAAGCGCAAGTCGCACAAAAAAGCGAGCGCGGCCACTGGTGGCTAAATCCGCAAGTAATCCTGAGTTTAAGCTCTCCATTAAAACGCCTCACGCCCTTTAATTTTCCAACTTGTAACTATGCCGTTTTTATACTGCGCACTAGCAAGCCCTTGCTTATTATCAGCAAGTCGAAACAACCCAGCTGGTTGCTTAAATGTAATAAGGGTATTTTCTGCAGGTATTTTTCGTACAGGAGACTCAAAAATAGCCGTCGCTTGGCCAACTGAGTCACTTACCAGGTCAGCCGTTAATATTTTAAGTTCAGTGTTTTGGCCAACGCCAACTTGCATACGTTCGCCGGCAACCAGTAAGGTTTGGTTAGCGGGTAGCGCATATAAATTTAAAATATTACCGTCTTGGTTTGCACCGCGCACATAGCCCGTAAAGTCTTTATCTAGCTGTTCACGGCGGTAATCGGTTAACGTAAACGTGCCCACTTGCCCGCGTAGGCTGGCAATAAAGCCATCAAGGGCGAGGGCATCGCGCTCTGGCACATTGGCAAGTTCAATTTCAAATTCCCAGTAAGCACCTTCAAGGTCATAAACCTCAGTGGCGTTATTAGCTTTGTTTAAATGGGTTTGGCTATTGGGCACTAACGTAAAGTTAGAAACCTTAGGCCGTTTGGGTAAGGGGAGTGGTTGCATCGTTACCAAGTTTCATAATAAAACACTGGTAACGAGTATAAAATTTAAGGGGTAAGCTTTCGGCTGGAAATCACTTTACAGTCAAGCGTTTGTAAAGTGTATTTATCATAGCTAACTGGTTATAAAACACAACTAAAAGTTATTCATACCAGTCTTCAGGGCTTCCTGGTAATGCAAATGTCATATCCGCTCCAATTCGTTCTTTAGTCATATAATCAAACGTCTCTCTTTGATTCGCAATTCTTAAATCATTGGCGGCCAAGGCGGGGTTCTCTGATACTTCTTTAATCGCTTTAATGACCGTCTCTTGTGTAGGAAATTCCATAGAGGGTAGTTCGCAGGTCACCTCACCAGAATCACCTTTATCATTAACAACAATAACTTTGATTTCAACTTTTATAGGCGCTTCAATTTTCCAATCTGTCATAGTTTAAACCTTTTTAACTTAAATAATATAAATCACTGCTTTTAAGCAGCCCCCCGAACTGCGCGAATAATTGCACCATTACTTTGTATATTAGCCACAACAACCCCAACAACTTGGCGGGCTATGTCTTGGCCAACGGCTTGCGATGTTTGCTCATTCGCACCACCTTGCACCGTAATTTGGTTGGTTATATGTATATTTACACCACCAGAGCCGCCACCATCATTAGCCACACCGCCTGCGTTGTAACGTCGTGCCATTTGGCTAATTTCAGTATTTTGTTTAGGGCTTAATACACGCTCGCCACGTTGTAATACATAGGTAGATTCATTCGGCACATAATCTAAACCACCGTGGGCAATACCAGCAGGTTGCTGGGCTTTAATTTGGCGTACTTGTTGTAAGCCCATCATAACCGCTGCCGCAGCTGCAACACCACCCAACACTGGGCCAACAATAGGAATAGGGGCCAAAGACGTATAAGCCGCTGTTGCACCTTGGTAGGTATTTATAACAGCTTGCGCAATTGCAAACGCTTTATAGGCTTTAAATGCTGTTTTACTTTGTCCAGCCATTGCTTTAAAAGTAGTGGCACCCAAGCCAACAATGGCGTTAGATTTTTCAGCTTCTGTTTTTTTCTCAAAGTTAGCAAACGCTAAAATATTGCTTTGTAAAGCACCTGTGTGGCGGGTTTTAATTTGCATCAACCGTTCTTGGTGTGCGGCTTCACTCGCTTCACGTTGGCTATGGTAGCCATTTGCAGCATTAAGCTCTGTTTGGCGCTCTAACTCACGAATTTGGTTATCTGCGTTATATTTAAGCTCGCCACTTTCATCATTGGCCGCTAAACCTAATTGTGATCGGCGTTTAGCATCAACCCGTGCTTGTTGGCGTGCTTGCTCTACACTTAGTTCGTTATTATAAGCGGCAAGTGCTTCACGCCCAGCAAAGCCTTTAACGGTAGCAATACGGGTTTCTAAATCGCGTTGTAAATCGTTTTTACGTTTTTCTTCAGCTTGGTTTTGTATACGTGTTTTTTCGGTTTCACGTTTTTGTGCAATTGCTTTTAGGTCTTCACCATATTTAACATCAAGCTGCTTTAAAATGGCGTCGTATTTAACTTTGTTAGCCGTATCGTTATCACGAGCAACAATGACCATTTGCTTACGTTTTTCGTAGCTGTCTTTTAAGCGGGCTTCTTCGCCCATTAGGCTTACTTCTAAACGCTTAATGTTATCGGGCAGGGCGCTTGAGCTAACAGGGGCAGGCTTAGGCTTTTCTGTTTCTTTAATGGCAAGCACTTGTTGTAGCGCCACAATTTCGTTTTTAAGGTCAGTAACGCGCTTTTCAGCCGCTTCAACCTCTGAGAACTTACCCTTTAAGAATGGATTATTAAAACGTTCCCTTGCTTCATCGGCCATTTGAATCGCATTTTTAATGCGGCCCTGTGCCATTAGCAGTAAACCTTGTGCCTGGCTACTGGTTAAATTGGCATACGGGTTTAGGTCTTTACTGGCTTCTTTTAGTTTATTAACTGAGTCGGTAGCGTCATCGCCTTGGCTTGCAAAGTAGGCAAGGCCAAGCCCTGCGGTAACGAGCAAACCAACGGGTCCACCTAACAAGCCCATTACAGTACTAAGGCCCCGCGCTGCTAGCGTTGCACGCCCAGCGGCAGCAGTATAAATATTAGTAGCGGTAGTAGCAGCGGCTTGTGTTGCTGTATAGCGCGTATTAGCAGCAGCCAAACGGGCAATAGCTGCAGTGCGTAAGTTGGTGGTATTAGCCACAGCAAGCGTATGCTGTGCATAGGCTTTCATTTGTGCCGCGCGTTGTAGCTCTAAAACCGCATTTGCCTGGTTTTGTTTTGCAAGGGCTGCATCCGCAATTAACGCGCGGTTCTTGGCCGCAACGCTAGTTACATAACCCGCAGCACTGGCACTTAACCCTGCCACTAAATGGCCGGTTAATACAGTAGCTAATGCACCGGTTGCCACCACTAAATTATCCACAGCCTCTTCGTTCTCACGTAAATACGCCATGGTATCGGTAATTGAGTCAACCACGCTGGTAACAGCAAAGTTTACGGGCTCTTCATATTTGCGTATTAAGCGCTGGTACTCATTCCCCATTTCCGCAAAGCTGGCGTTTATTTTACCTTCGGTGGCCTCGGCGGCGCCCGCGTAATCGTTAAGGGCTTTGATCAGATAGTTTTTAAACATCTGGCTGGTTACTTGGCCATCGTTCACCATTTGCCTAAAACCGCCGGCGGCTTTACCGGCTGCTTTATCGAGTTTTTGTAAAAGCCCTGGCATAGGCTCGGTTACTTGGTTTAGCTCTTCTGCACGTAAAACGCCGGCAGTCATCCCTTGGGTCATACCAAACAAACTCTGCCCAAGCTGCACATTGCTCGCACCTGTTTTAGCAGCGGCATTGGCCATGCCTTCTAAAATGGCTTTACCTTGGGTTTGGGTAACAACGCCTACTTCTTGCAGGGTTAAAATTTTACTGTAAGAGTCTGCAAGGGTGGTGTAACCGGTGTTTAATCGGTCTGATGTGGCAAATAAATACTCTTGAACTTTGGCATAGTTTTCAGCTGAGCCAGTTAACCCCTTTAATCGAGTATCTAGCAACTGGGCAGCGCCCGTATCGCGCACAAACATGGTCGCGGTACCAATACCCACTAAAGTCGTGAGGGTTGCGCCTACTTGTGCATAGGCGGTATTCATTAACCCGAGTTGGCGGGTCATTGCGCCTTGCTGCTGCATAATACGGGCTTGGCTGGCACCTAATTGCTGATTAGCGGCTATTTGGCGTTGCACCGCTTGCGGAATGCGGTTTAGTTCGTTTACGTTTTGGCGCGCACCGGTGGTAACTGCTTTACCGTCATAACTTAAGCGTAACGCCAAATTCAAGTTGTTGCTCATCGGGTCGCCTTATTAGTCCAATTATGGTGCGCTCTAGGGTTTGCAGTTTTGCAAAATCATCGGTGTTAAGAGTTATATTTGCATAGCGCCAGGCTATATCAGCCCTGGCATAATCAAGGGCAATTTCTACCCCATCGTTATCCCGTTGCCACTGGCTACTGGCGGTTGTTAATGCCAATACAGCCCTATGGTTCTGGGGCAATACAAACAATGTTTCGTCTTTGTTTGGCGCGGTTTGTTTAGGTGCGCCAAAATGGGCTTCGTCATCATCAAGGGTTTTACTGTCTGCTGCTAGGTCGCCCAAAAACCACCTAGCAACATCGGCTAGTTTTTTTCAGAGATACGGTATTGGGCGTTAATGCACTCAACACTTAAACGGGCAGTTAGTCCACTATAAACAAGCAACTCTTCAAGGGTACTTTTATCAAATGGCACGTCTTTACCATCATCTATAAAGTCATCCCAACCCACTAATAGCTCGCGTACTATTTCGCCATCAGTCGTGCCTTGTGTTTCAGTCAGTGTTTTAAGCTCACTTTCAGGTACCAGTTTAATTTTTGCCGTAAACTTAAAAGGTAGCCCACCAAATTCAAAATCAAGCGGGGCGCTTATAACCGCATTTTTTAACGCGTTTAATAGTTTTAATTTCATTTTTGCTGTCCTAATTTGTTATTTATGAATAACTAACTTACTCAAACACTATCGTTAGTTCGTCATAGCCTGCGCCACTGGGCACTAGCTTGCCGTCAAACTCATAACCAGTTAATTCTGAGTCCAGGCTGGTGTACTTAGGCCATGGCATTTGGTAACGGCCAATAATGGTTACTTTTTTACCTGTGGCGGTGCCATGGGTAAACTCAAACATTTGCACTTTAGCAACGTCATCAAACGGGTTGAAACTGGTTAATTCTTCTGCTGTTAGCGTAAAATTAGCGCTGCTTTCATGACCGGTTATCATTATTTCTTCGTGGTTAATGGCGCGGTCAAACACCACGTTATTACCTAAATCAATGGTAATTTTGTGCAGTGTACGTTTAACATCGTTAAGCTTAAAATCACTGCTATTACTTACGCCAAGTACTTCAGGGCGTACCCAACGATCCCAATCAACCGCAGGGGCGGCAGTACTTGCAACCGGCGCACTAAACAAGCCTTTAAACTGCCAGTTAAGCATGGGCTTACCTTTTTCAAGCGCAAAGCTCACATTGCCTTTCATTTCGCTAATGTTGTGGGTGTTTTTACCAAAACGTACTAAGCATGTAACTGCAACAGCGGCCCCTTTTGTAAAGGTAACGCTTGTTGCATCGGCCACTTGTACCATGCCGCAAGCAAGTAGCAGCGGAGCAAAGGCAGGTTCGTTACCGGCTGTGCCACTCATGGCAAGTGGGGTTTTAAAGTTAAGGCTTATATGTTCACCATAAAAGGTTTCCATACTGGCACCGCTGTAGCTGGTTTCTAGCTCGTCTTTTTCACTTTCGCTTTCAAGCGATAATTCAACGTCACTGGCATAAATGGCATGCAGGCCCGTTAAGGTTGTGCCCAGGGCATCGGCTAAAATGAGTTTGTCTTTAAATCGCCAGCTACTCATGATTTATTCTCCACTTTAATTAGCTCACCGCTTTTTAAGTTAAAAGCGCCGGCTATCTCGTCTCTGTTACCTTTTGCTTTAGCTAAAGCCTGGTTAACGTTTTGGGCAATCGTCATCGCGCGGGACATTTTAGGCGTTATGTTAACGTCAGCCTGTTGTTCAGCGGGTTTACTCGATTGCGGCTCGGTCTGTTTGCTCATGGCATCACCTTCACAGTTACGGTATGTAGGCCAGTTACACTAAACTGGCACTGGTAAATTAAGTTATTAGTTTGCTTGCTAAGCTCAATTGTGCGGCCCTTATCAAGCTTTATAGGGTTCCAACCTGCGAACTGGCAACCTGCTACAGCGGTTTTAACATCACTGCGCAATTGCTTTATTTGCATATCGCTATGGGCATTACCTGCAGAGCAGGGGATCACAATCATCACTGCAAACACATCTTTAATTTGGTATTCGTCAAGGCCGTGTACTTCATTAGTGTTGGTGTTGTCATCGGCCAGCGGCAATACAAACAACTGGGCACTGTGTACAGCATGCTCGCGCACATGGTTAAAGTCGCTAGCAAACCCTACTGTTGCATTAATCACTGTGTTACTTAGCAGGGTTTCTATGTTGTTTAAATCAAAGTTAAATGCCATTTAAATGCTCTTTAAATACTGTTTAAACTTAACCAAGAGGCTTCTTAAATTAACCAATCAGTAATAATGTCGTTAATCTCAGTTTCTTGCACAGCTGCTATACCAATAATTGGCCGTGCGGGTAACTTAACGTTTTTATTGCGGCCTGTTTCACCACCAAAGTGATGTATTGCTGAGTACTTTTCACCTAAGCCATGCTCAAGCGTATTACCGTTTACGTTGTGCGTAACAGAGCCTGCAAGGTTGCGCTCATCTGTTAGTGTTAAACCGCCACGATCTTTTGCTGCTTGCGATTGCTCCCATTTACGGCCTTCGGGTGTTACTTCACGTAAAAATCGGGTTGTAACATCCATGTCTAAAAATGCACCAATGTCGTCCAATACATCAGCGGGTTCACCACTTGTATTTGCAATTTGGGTTAAGCGGGGCAGTGCATTACCCGTTATATTTATAAATACACCCGCCAATTTAATAACCTGGCCAATTAAATTGAGAGCCTGCAGGTTTGGTTCGCATCCCAGTTCTTACGCCTGCAGGCGCATCTTCCTTAATTTGGATCACACCTTTACTAACCTTATCGAGCATTGCCATGGCGTTACTTTTTAGGGTTTTAAGGTTTTCGTCAGCAATGTTAGGGGCTAACTCACAATGCATTAAATCGTTAGCTATGCCTGGCAATACCGAGTTGTTTATATCGTCTTGGTTTAATGCAAACCGTGCTACATAGCCTGCTATAACCGCATTTACATTTTTTTGTGCTTGTACATACCAGGCATTAATTTGCTCTTGCAACTCGTTGTACGTTTCGCTTAAAAGCGCTACTTCAACATCGTCGCGCGTTGGGCGGCTACCTACCGCAGCAAACTTAGCAGTCGCAAATTGCAACAGCGTATTAATGCCAACTTTATCTATAACTGCTTGTTCTGTCGTAAACATGCACACCTCAGTTAGTAAAAAAAGGCCCCAAGCAAGTCGGTACTGGGGCCTTTACACAGGGAACAACAATAATTAACCGGCTGGCGTCAGTACGTTGGTCAGCAAAATACCGCAGTCTTTTGCAATAATTTGCTCTTGCACCGATTCGCCTACCATAATTTCAACCCCACCATTTATCCCTGCAGCTACGTCACGGTTGCCCGATGTACGCGAGCCATAACGTGCAGTGAGTGCAAAGGTCATGCGGTTGTTGTTAAACGACGCTAGCGGGTCGTGGTAAGTAAACGACAAGGTATCTTGCCAAACCTTTTGTAAGTTAACGGCTTGGCCTTTTTTAGCCGTGTTTAGGCGCGCTTGGCCAACGGTTACATGCTCAAGCTCTAGCACTTCTTTAATGTAGCTCCATGGCACTACGCCCTGGTCGCCACTAGTGCCATTAAACGCTTTAAGTAACTTAGGGTGTGTACGCAGTTTTGTTGCCACGCTTTGCGATAATGTCATTGCATTAGGGCGCATAAGTGGTGCATCTAGCATGTCTAAAAAAAACGGTAAAATATCAAGTGCAGGGTCATCTAAACGTTTTTGGCCTGCTGCAGCTAACGATTGAGTACTGCCAAAGTTAGCGGCTTTGTTGTACATAGTGGCTACACGTATTTCACGGTTCAGCAAAACTAAGTCAGTTAAGCTCTCCGCTGCATGAGTACGCGGGTTGTAGTTTGCTGGCGCATTGGTAACATCGTCATTAGGCACCACATCAGATAAACCATGATCAACCACTGAGCCGGTTTTCTCTTCAACACTAAACTCAACTTGATTCGGCGATGACTTACGGCCAATTTTATCGTCTACAACGGTAAACTTTTCGCCTTTTTTATACTCGGTCCACTTATAGTTACGTAAACCAACGGGTGAATAGGGCGCAAGTGTGTCTGCAACTAACGCTCTATTACGATAAGCAATGGCTATGGCCGTTTGCTCAACATCGGGGGTAAATGGCATACCATTACTCATGGCAAATCCTCACTATTAATAATTAAGTTAACCCAAGCGCCTTAAGCGCTAGGAATTGTTGCTACTACATGCGGGTTTAAAAACACGTCGCCAATCACTCCGGCTTCGCCGTCTTCCATTACCCAACCTACAACGTATACTTCGGTTTGGCCCACAAAGTTAGCAGGGTCAAACTCAATGGCCTTACCTTCGTTATCAGCAACAATTGGGGTGCCTGCAATTAACGCTTCACCAAACTCAACAGGCGCGCTTTGTGTCATCACCACATCAACACGTAAATGCTCGTCAGTGCCTTGCTCGGTAACACCGGCATACATTGCGCTAGCATCCACCGCTAACCCAACATGAAAGTCAGCCGCAGCCGATACAACCACTAAACGGTGAGCCGGTATAACGTCTTCAGCGCTAAAGTTTCTTATAAATCCTGGTTGTGCCATGGTTTTACGCCTTTTTAATGTGGTCTAACGCGGCAGTAATGCTAATTTCAATGCCTTTGCTAGATTGTGATTGTTGAAATTCCAGCGCTTTTGCTGCCAATGTTTCTGCACTGTCGTCAGTCACTTCGCCGTCTTTATCGTCCTTGTTAAACTCGTGAGTTAAACCTGTTTGTTCAGGCAAGCCCTTTAAAAAACCTTCAAACCACGCTGCAGGTTTAAGTTCCTGGCTTTTACCGTCTGCGGCTGCAAACTCAAAGGTGGTGTCGCCATCGTCAAGCTTGGCCATAAACTCAGCCACACCCTCTGTGTTTGTTAAGCGCGGGGCTTTGCCGCCATTAATTTCGGTGTTAATAAAGGTGTTAGCTGCTGCAACACGCTGCGCGAATTCAAGCTGTGCGTTTTTAGCGTTAGCTGCATCAATCTGGTCTTGCAGCGCCTTTCTTTCTTTTTCATCCATTGCATGGTCCTCATAGGTGGGTGGTGTGGCGTCATCATCGCCTTTACTAAATTCGGCTCCCTCGCCACTATTCACCTTGGCACGTTCGTGCTCAGCAATAATGGTTTCTTCTTTTAACCATTCGCTTTCGTAATCGGGCACAACTTTGTCAGCCGCTTCACTACCAAAACGGTCAGTTATAAAGTTGCGTAAATTGCCCATTAGGCGGGTAAGGGTGTTTGATGTGCGCAGCGATATGTTGTCAATATCACCGGCAGCAAATTCTAGGGTAAGTGTTTCGGCTTCATCACTTTGGTTAAACTGCCAGGCTAGGCCTTTAACAGCAGGGGGCTTGCCACCTAAGTAGCCAATGTGTGCCAGCTTATAGCCGTTTTCAGTTTTTTCTAGGCGTACAGAGCGGTTAGGGTAGCGCTTGCTTTGTACCGCTTGGGCAAACTCAGCACACACATCTTCTGCTTTAGCAAACAAAGAGCCACCTTCTGCTTTTAGTTCACTGGCCCAACCCCATGCAGGGTCGTCCATTTTAGGGTGGCCAATAACCAGCGGTGCGCTCTTCGGTTTAAAGTTGGCTACAACGCTGTTTAAATCAGCTTCGCTAAATGAATGAGTAACGCCTTTAGCGTCGGTCTGGGTGCCTGCTTTAAAAACTTCAAACCAATCAAATTGGGTGTTTGGGGTTGTTTTGTCTGCCATGTTCCAAGTGCCAATAAACTAACTAAGTGGCACCCAGTGTAAGGGGGTGGTGACGATTGAGCCGCTGGAAAAGACTTTACAGCGTTAACAATGGGGTAACGTATATAGGCTAAGCGGGTATTGAAAAAGTCGCAAGAAGTTTTTCGCACTAGCATTATCACCATTGGTAGTTACAATTATTAAAATAAATTGGTAGAGTGACGACCGTTTTTATAAAAATAACAGGGAACAAAATGGCGGTATTAGAAATTAGTAGTGACGCGGATGCGTTTGCGATCTTAAAAGAAGCATTGGAAGGGAAATTTGATGGTGAAGATTTACAGCTTAATTTTAATAACTGGCCGTGTTTGCACTTAAATGTAAAAGGCGCAAGGTATCATTCAACTATAACTTATTCTATGATGCACTCGCTTATTGAGTATCAAAAAGTTATCTATCGAACTTATGTGGATATATTTAATAAAGGTAGTGTCCAATCATTAAGTCACAATGAACGCAAAGCGCTTGAAGTAGTATTTAAGGTTGAAGAGGGTAGTTCTAATTTACTAGGTGATGCAGCTGGTGCACTCGCTGAATTTGCTAAAGGGGCGGTTGGAAAAATGGACTCCAAACAGATAATTTTACTAGTTTTAGGTGCCGGTGTTTTATTTGGTGGTTATCACATAGCCGACACCTACATGAATAACCAAGTTAAAATGGTTGAGAACGAAGCCAAAAATAAGCAAGCCGAACTTGAAGAAAAAAACAGGCATGAGATTACGTTGGAACTTTTAAAAAATAACCGTGTTCTTATGGATGCAGCTAATGGTAGTGAAGCTGCTGTTACGAAATTTCTTGTATCTGTTAAAGATGCAGATAAGGCGAGCGTAGGTGATAGCGTTACTTTGAAACAAAAAGATTTAGAAGAACTCGCAAAACCTGAGCGAAAACCAACTGCTTTAAAAAGAGTTGACGGTAATTACAAAATTAATAGCTTCAAACGTAAAGTTGATGATTTTCACCTAACTATTTATAACGTTGATACAAAAAAAGAATTTACGGCTTGGATAAGAGCAGGTGTAATAAGCATAGATGAAACGCGTAAAATACTTAATTCTTGTGTTGATAAACAGTCAATTTTCCTAAATATTTTAGCTAGAGCTAACGACACAACAACAAAAGCTGCTGACATTATCGGAGTTGAAAATAAAGCTAATGCAGTTAATTTAGAAAAGTGATTTTTATCTTTGAGTAGTCTAGGCTATCTAGAACTACTCATTTATTTTAAATTCTCAACCAAGGAATGGTTATGCTAAAACAGGCTCATTTAAAAACCTTACATAAAACACTCATCACTATAGCTGCATACTTTCTTTTGTCTGGTATTGGAATAGGTGTGTATTTATATATCAACAACCCAGATAAATACCTTTCATCAAACCCCGATGAGGCCATGCCGCAACTCTACGTTGCACTTACCAATAAATTGAAGTCAAACCCAAGTAAAGAGTTTGTAGCCGATCTCAACCAGGCATATATTGATCAAGTTATTACCGAGTCTGAGTACATTCGTTTAACGCTTAGGTACAACCTCAGTATGGCAACAGATTTAAATATAGAGTTCAAACCCACCAAACAACAATTTCATAAAGCATGGCTTAACCATCAAAACACTAAACCATAACTTTAAATCCAAGTTAAACCATGTTTAAACCGTGTTTAAATTTGATTGAGTGTGTTTAAACGGTTTGCGCGTAAGGCAATGTAGCCTTAAAACAAAGTAGGGGGCTTAAAATCGCTTACAGGAATTTGCATAAAATTACTTCCTTAAACAAAAAAGCCCCTATTTAGGGGCTCTATATACTTTAGAGTTTACATAGAAGAGTTTGGATCGGAGTTTTCTTCTTTCTTTTTTTTCTCTTCCTCTTCTTCCTTTTTTTGCTTAACTGTCCTTGCTATATCTAAAAATTCAAACCAATCATTTAGACAAAGTTTGATAAGATACAACGAATACATAAGCGCACAAACAGCAAATATTGCCGTGAATATGGCAATCAAGGCTGTATAAAAACTGTTAAACAAACCTAATGTCAGCTGTGTTATTGCCGCACCAATACAGCTAACCACAGTCCAAAATAAAAAGTTACTTAAGTTTTTTAGTGGCGCATAGAAAACTAATTTACTATTAAGCTTACTTTGTTGCTTAAAGCGTTTTTCATACTCATCATGATCATAAACATTTTCTTTCAACTTTACAATAATGAATGTTTTTAACGAGAGCAAAAAGCCACCAAGTGTTAAAAAACCAGCAAACAAGCTACCACGTATATTTACCTGGTAAAATTTTACAATTTTATCTGGGTCCAAATTAAAATAAATACTAGCAACATAAATAGCTATTATAAAAAGGGACGAAACCGCAAAGCAGTAAAATAGAACCTTTTTTCCAGCCATAATCTGCTCCTTTATTTTTTCCTAAGTTTAGCTTTAAAGTACTCTGAACGCTTATTGCAAATACTAATTAACTCTTTAATCATCCAGCTATTTGCAAAATCATCGATAGCTAATGCATCAATCTTTTTGCTAACATCATCAAAATCATACACACCAAAAATATCTAAGTTTTCTGCTATATCAAATGTTTGCTCATTATCGTTAATATCGATAGCAATTACACGACCAGAATCAGCTTCCGAATCATTTACGCATTTAATGACGTTTCTAACTAGCTCTCTAAATTTTGATTGCTGACTAAAAAGAAAACGTTGAGTATTTTTTACAACGTGATCTTTCAATCCTCTAAACTCATCGGCCTCAGCTTCTAAAGTAGAGAAATTTAATTCTAGCGCTTTAATTCGTTTCATGTGAGCAAGAATTTTATTGAGCTTTTCCTCACTAACAAGCATTTGCCATATAAAGCGGTCATGATACTCCTTATTAGCCTTCGTCGTAGCTTTCTTTTTAGAGAGCTTCTCGGTATCAATATAAAGCGCTTTGGCTTCTTCAACTTTTTGGCGGTGTACTATATTGAAACGCTGGTTAAGCAGCTTCATCGTACCATTCATACTACAAGACTGATGATAGTGCTGGTAAAGGCCAATACCATTATCTTTTTTAACAACAAAAAAGTTAAATTCCATCAAGCTAGAGTCAGGATCAAGGTCAGAAACAACCACTTTCATCGCGCCATCTACATCTTGTTTTAACTGGCAATACGTTTTAGCATCTTTAGCGGTAATAACTAGGCCAACGTAATAATCCTTATGTGAGTCAGTATCAACAAAAAGTAATCGTCCACCTCTTTTCTCATTATCTTTATTCGTGTCGATAAAATCAGCTTCAATGCTTGTCATTAAATCATTTAGGCTAGGCTTTTTAGTAGGATCGATTGTAAATCCCATAATGCGCACTTTCATAAAGTTACCTTTATAATTATTATGAAACCCGCATTAGTACATATAAAAAAAGTTAAAGCTTAAATAGATATACCAAAGGGGATAACAATATCAAAGTGGTTAAAAACCACTGTCGGAAAAATGTTTACATTCAATAAACTTGCTTTGTATGTCCGTTATTTATCAATAACAAGCATGGTGGCTACCTACAAGCAGCGGGCATTTTATTTATTTGTTTAAACTCAAGGTTTACGATCCCGTCAGCTACAAAGCCAGTATCTGTAACACCCGTAATTTTATACTCATAAACGTCATAGGCTGTATCGCCGTTAATCACCATGTCACGAAGCTTTGCGTTAGTATTCATAGATGTGCGTTCTTCACAGGCAACGCCAGTACCATCACTATCTATATTCCAAACCACTGAGCCGCCCATGAAAGTGGCTTTATAAATACCGGATAATTCAGTTGGGGCAGGGGTAGCGGTATCGGCAGCGTTACTAACACAACCACAAGCCAGTAATACGGTAAGAGCGCAAGCGCTTAGTTTTAATGTTTTCATTTTTAGAGTCCCTTTAATTTACAGTTTTATTATTAATCCACTTTACGTGCTCGTTGCAGCACGCGTTCTACACGGCCAAGCACGCTAAAGCGCCCGGCGTTAATATCATCCGCATCAACAAAAAAGCCTGAGTAAGCGCTGTTGTCACTGGTGACTTTATAACCCTTACTTTTAAAGTCGTACTGAATCCTTTTTACAAAAATTTCATCGTCAAACCTGAGTACGCATACACCCTCACGCGCATCTGCAGGATCATCAATTAGCGATACCAAGGTTAAATCACCATCATACAAGGTGTGCTCCATACTATCGCCACGCACAGGCACTACAGTCAGTTTTTTATTATGTAGGTTATTTTGTTGTAGCCAACGGGTAGAAAGCTCAAACCGTGCAATAGGGTGCTCAGCCACCACCAACGCACCACCGCCCGCACTGGCGGCTAAATCGTATTGTGGCACCGCTGTTAAATCAGCATGGCTGGTTTGCAGTGCTGTGCTTTGGGTGGGGGAGGCAGCCGTAACAGCTAAGGATTCTCTTTTGCTGCCTTTAAGAACGTAGTTAATATCAAAGCCAATATCAGATAGTGCAATTAACTTGTCAGAAGGAATTGGATACCCAGACTCCCAACGCAGAAAAGTTGTCTTTCCCACACCTATAGCTTTTGATGCCTCAGCTTGAGTAAGTTCTAACCTGTTTCGTTCATCTCGCAAGAATGTTGTCATTTATTGAAACTTTTATCCATTTTAATTACAAGCAATATCAACAATATGCAATATATTGAAATAAATAATGCCAAATACTGAAACAAACAGTGTTGACAGTTTCAATATATTGAAACTATACTCACCACACATTAACAAAAACATACGTTTTAAATCTCGCCAAAGAACCAAAAAGCGTATGTAAACCAAAAGGCACTTTACAATGAAACCAGAGCAAATAAAACAAGCACTTGAAGAAAAAGGCTATTCACTGTCAATAGTGGCAGCCGCACTTGGCCTAAACCTATCTCATGTAAGCAGTGTTGTTTACCAGCACACCACCTCGTACAAAGTGGCTGCCGCCATTGCCAAAATTATTGGCAAACCGGTAGACGCTATTTTTCCTGATGTACCTGCCTATACCAAAAATAAAGACACCCGCAGCCAAAAAGTACAAGCGCTGCGCGAGCTTTTATCGGCTGAGTAACAGCATCGGTAATAACGCGTTTTAAATCAATGTAATTTTGCAAGAGATTTTTACCATGGAAAATTTAACAATGGCACAGCAAAAACAACTCACTAAAAGCATTCTTGATGCCGATGTAGCACCAGACTGCGATATATATAACTTGTTTATTCACAGTGTATGTTCAGCCATGAAGCGTTCAGGCTTTAGCCGTCCCGTAATAGCTGACCGCATGAACGATGCACTGCGATCGCAAAATAACGACGTAGACCAAGCCAAACTCAATAAATGGCTTGCCCCCAGCCAACCGCACTTTATGCCAATGCATTACTTGCCTGCACTGTGTTACGCCGTGCGCTCTACCGAGCCTGCCAACATCTTGCTCAAACCCATTTTATTTAAAGCGGTTGATCAGCGCTCACAGCTATTGCAACAACACGCAGAGCTGCAAATGGAAATAGAAGAGCGCACCGCCATGCAGCGTTATATTTCAGAGTCGTTACTCAACAACGTTGAGCAAGACTGAAAGCACCATTACACCACCCGATATAAAACCCATATAAGGCTAAAAACAATGACACTCAAAGACCAAAAACCGTCTGCATTTTGTAAAGCCAGCCGCATAAACGCCGTTGGAGGCCGTTATGAGCACTGATCTAACACAGCTTGTAGGTGAAGAAAACGCCAACGAAATAGAACACCAGCTACAAAAACTTAAAACCCCACTGAACATAGTGATGCCACAGAGCGTAGCCGAATGCATGGACCGCGTGGTGTTTTTAGCCAACCGCCAATTTACCGATGCCGCTGAGGCAGGCTTTATTTTGCTTAATGTAAAGCAGCAGGTAGAGCATGGAGAGTTTAAACAACTTCTTGAAAGTGCAGGTATTCATTACAGAACCGCTGCACGCTCAATGGCTATAGCAAAAATGCTCTCAAGCTTACCAAAGGCTAAAAGTGACAAATTGTCACTTTTGAATATGAGCCAACACCAACTTAGCGAGCTGACTAAAGTACCGCTTGAGTCCATTGCCCAGTTAGATGATGAAGACCTAGATGTACTGGCAGAAACCAGCGGCAAAGAAATTCGCGCCCAAGTACAAAAGCTAACAGAGCGAACCCAAGAGCTTGAAGAGCAAACAGCCACGCTGATCAACGCTTTAGAGACCGAGCGCTTAACCAAAGCCCCTAAGCAAATGTACGAACTACCTATGTTAGTTGCACAGGTGCGCCAAAAATCGTTTGCGCACAGCGCCGTTGTTAATGAGTCGCTCGAAGAGTTTATAGCCATGGCCGAGCAGCTCTGTAACGCCCGCGACCTTGACCTAAACCACCGCATAGGCGCTGCGCAAACAACCTGGCATTTATGGCTTGGTATACAGCAGCGTATTACCCACATGTTAAATCGGTTAAGCGGTGAGTTTGGCCCAGAGCATTTAGCCGGCGCTGAGTGCATCCCGCAATTTGCCGAAGACGAATGGCAAGACGCCCAAGCCAACCGTGAATACATGCTTGCCATGTTTAACGACCGTTTTAACACTAATTCTAATAAAAAGTAGGAGAGAGCAATGCATCCTGCAGTTCAAAAATACAATAAGTTGCCAAGCACAGGCTTGGAACTGAGTTGGCAAAATGCCAGCGAAACAGCCCGTAAAAAAGCCCAAAGTAGGGCGGTAATAGTGCGCCATTTATTAACCCAAGAATGCGCGTTACCAAAAGCGTTTGAAGCACTGGTTAATGCCTACCGCACCAATACAGCACTGGGCACACTTATTAGCGCTATTGATGCACTGGGTAAATTACCAGGGCGTGCAACCATATATAACTGGTGTAATGCCTACAAAGATAACGGCATTAATGGCCTATTACCTAACCATAAAGGTAAAGCGCAAACACAATATAGCTGGCTTGCCCGCTGCTTAGAGCTTTACCACAGCCCAAACAGCCCAAGCTTTGCACAAGTGAGCGACCAACTAAATAAAGAGGGTTACAAGGCCGAGCATCATCAAGTGCGCCGCTTTATTAATGCACTGCCGCACGAGCTAGGCCCACAAAGCCCGTATCGTATGGGTGCAAAACTGTACCGTGAAAAACATAAAGACCATCTTTTACGTTCAACGGATAACTTAAAGCCAGGCGTTATGTATAACGGCGATGGCCACACGCTCGACGTATACCTAGCACATCCCAAAACGGGTAAGCCTTACCGTGCTGAGTTAACCGCGTTTCAAGACGTAGCAAGCCGCTGCATTGTGGGCTGGGAACTTGGCTATGCCGAAAGCACACTCGATACGCTAGCAGCAATAAGTCGCGCTATTAAAGTGCATAACAACGTGCCTGCCATGTTTTACCTAGATAACGGCTCAGGCTACAAAAACAAACTCATGAACGACGACACCACCGGCTTTTACGCCCAGTTTGAAATAGACGTTATTTTTGCCATACCAGGTAATGCACGGGTTAAGTGGATAGAGCGGTTCTTTTTACACATGGAAGACCGCGTGGGTAAACGCTTTAGCACGTATTGCGGGCGCGACCACGACGACCGCCATAAGCAACTGGTACTTAAAGAGGCTAAACAAGGCAAACGTAAACTGCCTACTGTAGACGAATGGATAGCTGAGTTTAAAGCCTTTTTAAACGACTACCACAACAGTGAGCACCCTGAAGTTAAGGGCAAAACCCGCCAGCAAGTATGGGACGAAAACATAGAGCGCGTACCACCAGTAGAGGGCGACTTTGTCATGTTACCACGCGAAACCGTAAACATTCGTCGTGGCCGTTTCCGCCTGCATCAACGTGATTATTCAGCTGACTTTTTACACCAGTTTAACGGCCAAGAGCTTGTTGCCGCTTACGACCTACACGACGACAGCTACACCAAGCTTTATAAGCTAAACGGTGAGTTTTTAATGTTCGCTAACTTAAAAACTAAATCGCATGCAGTGCCTACGTCACGTATTGAGCAAGCCGAAAGCAAACGCCGAACTGGCCGCTTAAAACGCATCGACACCAAGCGCCGTGAAATCGAAGCTCAAGAAACCCAAGACCGCATTATTGATGTTGAGTCTGTAACTAAGTTTGCTGCACCTATTAAGGGTATTGAGGCACAGCAAGCACCCATAAACATTTTTGATTTTGATGTAACGCCAACACAGCCGCAGCACGAAATCGACCTAAACGAATTACTTGATCAACCTAATGAACGCAAGGAACAAACCTATGAGCTATAGCCAACCACACCCATATACAGAAGAACAATCGCACCGAGTTGAGCTTATAAACCAAGAGCTAAGCACCACAGGCATGAGTATTGAGGAACTTAACTGTGGTTTTGCACTGCAATCAGTTAAAGAAGTACTAGCAAATAAATGCACCATTAACCCTGAAAAAGTCATTGTGGCTTTGTGGCATAAGCTATTTGGTGAAGCCGCTATTACCGACATTGAAAAACGTAACGGCTTTAATAAGTCGTACAACAAAGCTGATCGCGAACTCGCAGCGCGTATTTGCTTGCGTTTGCAATCACCCGAAATACGCGACCAAAACATTACTAGCGCCAGTATTGCTGTGAGCATGGGTAAAAGCCCTGCATCAATAAGTCAACTCATTAACGGTAAATACAACGCCAAGCCTACTAAGCACTTGCATGATATTTGGGCGCTTATTTGCCCTGCGGAGGTAGAGCAAGTTAAAACAATTAACGAGCAGCCAGAACGCAAACAAATCAGTATTGTGTACGGTGATGTGCGCTTTATTCCTACCAGTACATCTAAGCTTATTGCTATGGCCTGCGACCAAGCTCGCCAACGTAAACGCTTTAGTGTATTTGCAGGCCAAGCAGGGCTGGGTAAAACCAAAGGTATTACGGAATATTGCCGCCAAAACAAAGAGGCCATTTTAATTGCTGGCAGTGAGCAAACAAGCAGCACCCAAGTGCTAGAGCAACTAACTTTAGCCCTGGGCTTATCGCGCTGCCCAAGCGCGTATAAAAACATGCAAAAAATTATTCAAGCGCTGCGCGATACCGACCGTTTAATAATTTTAGACGAAGCCGACAAGTGCAAACCTAACTCGCTCGACCCACTGCGCACCATAAGCGACCAAGCCATTGTAGGCGTAACCTTGGTTGGCAACATTCAACTAGTAGACAAACTGCAAACCCAAGAGCGCTACGAACTCATTGCAAGCCGCGTGTGCTTTTGGCCTAAACCTATCGGCCAAATAACCGTTGAAGACATTCGCACCCTGTTTTTAGAGCTAACCGAGGGCACCGTAAAACTCGCTCAAGACGATGCTAAGTGGTGGCAATGGCTACACAAACGCGTTGAGGGTAACGCTCGTGAGCTAGTTGAAAACTTGCTACCGCACTTGCTTAACCACACCAACAAAAACCCAGACACCGCCGTAGACAAGCTGTTAGTTAATGGCATTTTTTCATCAGTACTTAATAAACCAGCGGTTTAAACGCCGTTTAAACATAATTTAAATAAGGATTTAGTCATGGCATTTTCAATAAAATTAAACACATCACGTTACACAGCGCATTTAGCGTTTAGCTCGTTGGTTACAAACGCAACAATGTTAAGCCTACTTGCTAAAAAAGACCCTCAAGGTGAGCTCATAGATAAATGCGATGGCAACATTAAAGCGGCCTTTGCAACCCTTGCTGCCGACAAGTTATTTAGTATTCACCATGTGCATGAAATTAACTCTCATGCCCACACAGCAAGACGTTTTAATACTATCTATCGTGATTTTCCGCTGGTTTATACCAGCGGCATGAAAGACTGGGGCATTAAAATTATTGGCATTGGCCAAGCGCCACACTTTGAAATTGAAGCCCTGGAGGAAAGCGCGTGAGCAACTTGATCCAGCAAATCAAAATTGCACAAAAGGCGGCGGGTATCGACCAACATACCCACCAACTTAATGTGTCGTACATTTGCGATGGCCGTGTTAATACCTGCACAGGACTAACCAAGCTTGAGCAACAGCAACTGCTTGCACGTTACCGTGCTATGAACCCAAATGCGGGTAAAACACAGTTACCCGCACAACTAAAAATGATTTACAGCCTGTGGGGCCAATTGAGCCGCGCAGGTGCGGTAAATATCGATTCAAAACAGGCCTGCGATACGTTTTGTGAAAAGCACTTACAAGGCAAAAAGCTAAGCCAAAGCGCCCAGCAATGGCCGCATATTATTGAAGTACTTAAGCAATGGCTTGCACGCCATAAAGCAAAGCAGGGGGCGTAAATGGCTAATTACCAAGAGTACCAAAACTTTACTATTAACCCGCGTAAGGCCGCTTATACAGAGGAAAAACGCTACCGTAATGTAAAAGAAAAAGACAAGCAAAAATGCCGTGTTCGCCGTGATGTAGAAGCCTATCAAGAGCAACGCCGAATAGACCGCGAACATGGCTTAGATTATTTATTTGAGGAGCAATCATGAGCGAATCAAGCATAGATTTACGGGCATTACCTCACGGCCTGCGTCGCATTGTTAAACACTTAGGGGTTGAACAAACCATTGCCGTACTTACCGAGCAACAAGGGCAAATGTTTTATATTCCTGAAAAGCCTACCGAGGATCACGAAGTAGTTAAGGTGTTTGGTAAAGCCCTGGTACAAGAGCTAATAAATGCCAATGTAGGCTCAAGCTACCAAATACCCATGTTGCACAAAGTGCTTATGCAAATTCGTAATCAACAAATTTGTGAGGCGCTAGACACCAAAGCCTGCAACATTCAGCAGCTGGTTAAGCGTTTTAAAATAACCCGCCAGCAAGTGAGCAGCATTTACAGTGCATACCAAGACGAACGGGCGCACGAAACACAATTAAATTTAAGTTTGTAGGGGAATAACATGGATACCAATACTGAAAATAAAGCGTGTAACTGTTTTAAAGATACATTAAACCGCGTTAAAGACCATTTAACAGAGCAAGGCAAAGTACCTGAAGGTGCTATTGATGTTGATTTTAGATGGCAAGGTCAAGTGTTCTTATTAACTCAAAGTGATTACGCCCCAGTGAATCCAAAAGTTGAGGCAAAATTTAGAGCTCCTAAAAAGGGTGGTGGCCATGCACGAAACATGAGTAAGTTAGAGTTCTCTTTAATGGCTACCCATTGTTGCTTTTGCGGTCGTAAATATCAAAGAAACAATGCTTAGCAATGCAAAGCAATAACTTTGTACTGCTCACTGCGTTGCAACTTAGCGGCGGCGCTAAACCTAAGCAGTGGCAGTACGAATACGGTTTAAACCTGCTTAACCGGTATATCAACCAACGCAAGTTATTTGGCCTAAACACGACAGGCATGATGGACGAATACCGCGAAGCATTTAGAGAAATTAATGGTAAATGATGAGTGGAGCAAGAGAAATAGCAGGCAAAGCAGTTGATAATATCGAAGAGCTGTTAAGTGATATGTTTGTTGGTGATTACGCAGACAATGAAGTGTCATTAGGGGTATTATTAAGTGGTAAAGAAGAAATACAAGTGCAACTTAAAGTAACACGCTCACCTAGTGATTTTATCGATACTGATTACAGCGACTGGGACGCCAGTTTCAAAAAAATATAATTGTATTTAAACCATGTTTAAACCTCATTTAAATTAAATTGGCTTGCCCTCTTGTATTAGTAAGCCTTTTTATTCTAACCTAATAGACCAGCCCGAAACCCCCAGCCGCAAACAACTTTACAGTGTTACCCAATCCCCTAAATTGATTTACTACCAGCATGACAAATACAGTGCATGCGCCATTTATTGAGTTATTAGCTCAACAAATTATTAAGGCCAGTTCTAAAGCCGAGCAAATTGCGATTTCTCGCCGTTGCCCGTTAAAAGACCTGCCCGCATTGCGTACCCGCGTGAAAGAGCTGCTTAACCCAGCGAATAAAAAGCCGGTGCGTAATACCCGCTTACCTGCCTGTTACGTCCTAGTAAAACAACGTTTAACCAACAAAATAAGGACTCAACAGCATGGCTCTTAAACAAAGAGTGGCCGTTCCTACTGCCCCAAGTTTTATATTTCAAGAGTTGGTACCTAAAGCCACGTTTGAACTATTTAACGATACCCCATTATTTTTAATTAATTTATTTGATGACCGCGCATTGCGCATGCTGCAAAAACTACGCGACACGTTTGGCCCATGCACCGTAAACAACTGGTATTTTGGCGGCGCAAATCAATACCGTGGCTACCGCCCACTTGATTGCACCATAGGTGCTAAACGCAGCCAACATAAGCTAGGCAAATCATTCGACTGCAGCTTTAAAAACTACACTGCTCAACAAGTACGTGACTACGTATTAGCCCACCCACAAGAATTCCCGTATATCACCGCCATTGAAGGTCAAGTGAGCTGGTTTCATTTTGATGTGCGCACGCCTACCTGGACGGGCATTAAAGTATTTAACCCGTAAGGAACACCCATGAATCAAGAGCAAGAAAACTTACTTTTTCAGGCCATTGGTGAAATACAGGGCAGCCAGGCCGCTATTTTAAATGACCTAAAAGATATAAAAGCCGATATTCATCAAAGCATTGAAAAATCCGAAGCGCGTCAAAAAGAAATAACCGATGGCTTAAAGCTTGATATAGAAAAAAGCGAAAAACGCCAAATTACAGCCATTAATAAGCAAGATGACCGCTTAAGCAAGGTTGAAGAAAAACTAACAAACCAACGCGTTAAAGTAGCTGCCATGGGTGGCACTGCGGGTTTGGCGGTGTCGCTTATTGCCTATGCTGTAAAAAATGGGATGGCGGGCTAATGGCACACCCAGCTGAAAAGAAAAACGCCGTACGCCACAGCTATGTAACCGAGCTGCTTGCGTTAAGTGTTGCCGCTATTAAGCACAGTGTAGCCGATGGCACTGCACGACGCTGGAAAATGGAAGCCAAAGACAACGGTGACGACTGGGACTTAGCCCGCGCAGCAAGCCGCCGTAGCGAAGGCACAGCAGGGGAGTTTACCACCGACTTTATTGAAGAGTTTACCATTCAAGTAAACGAAACTTTTGAGCTTTTAAAATCAGCCGAAGGCGCAGCACTGCCGCTTGACCAACGCACCAAAATACTGAGTTCACTCACCGATATGATGAGCAAGGTAATGAAAGTGTCGGGCGGTAATAAAAAGCTTGAAAAGCGCACCATTGCCACCGAAGTACTTAAAATTTTGGCTAAGTTTGTCTCAACCAAATACCCTGACTTTGCGCCCGAATTTGTTGAAATACTTACCGCGTTTGGTCCTAAGCTCGATACGGAGTTAGACGACTAATGGCCGATATGAATTCACGCGAGTTTTTAGCTGAAATAGAACAAATAACCGGTTCGCTACGCCGCGATATTGAAGCAAAAGAGCGCAACATAGACCCAAGTCCCGCAGCAATTAAAGCACGTCGTAAACGTGTACTTGGCGGCGATTTTGAGTTTTTTGTGTATACGTATTTTCCGCATCATATGTGGCTTGACGACGATCAAACAGCGTCTGAATTCCAAAGCTATTTTATGAACTGGTTTCCCGAAGCACTCAAGCTTAAAAATGGCTGGAAAAACTGGTTTGTAGCCCCGCGTGGTGAGGGCAAAAGTACCCTTGGGGTAAAAATTGCCCCTGTGTATGTAGCGGTGTTAGCGCTATTGCAAGACCCTGAGATTTGCCAAGACCTGGGCCTTGCCAAAATAAAGCAATTTATTGATTTTGTAATTTTGTTTGGTGCTGAAACAAAAATGCCAACCAAAACACTCGAGGTAGTTAAAACCGAGCTGCTTAACAATAATAATCTTGCGTTAGACTTTCCTGAAGTGTGCCAAAAATCTCCTGTATGGAAGTTAGGCGAGTTTGTAACAGCGCAAGGCGTGCGCTTTGAAAGCCGTGGTGCTGAGCAGTCAGTACGCGGTACATTCCATGGTGCCAGCCGCCCCAAGCTACTGCTATCCGATGACATTATTACCGATGCCGAGGCTAAATCGCCCACAGAGCGTGATAACCGTTGGCGCTTTTTAGAAGCCGCCGTGCAATACCTTGGCCCACCCGATGGCACCGTTAAATTTTTAGGTGTAAATACTGTATTAAATAACGATGACCCAATAAGCCGCGCCGAAGAAGCGCCTGGGCATATTGTTCACCGCTTTAAAGCCATTAAACAAATGCCTGAGCGTATGGATTTATGGGAAGAGTGCCGCGATTTAATGGTGCATGACGACAAACGCTTTGAAAAACGTGCTGCCGCAAAGGGTGAGGCCGTCTCAACAGAGCAAAAACCCTCGTTTAAATTTTGGTTAAAGCGCAAAAAGCAAATGCTTAAAGGTGCTCAAACCAGTTGGCCAAGTGTACGTACACTCTACGATTTAATGTGTATGTGGGCGGCTAATAAACGTGAGTTTAACCGCGAAATGCAAGGCATTGCTAAAAGTGACGAAGAAGCCATATTTTACCAGTTTGATTTTTGGGTAGACCGCTTAAACGAATGGATACCTTATGGCGCATGCGACCCAAGTATGGGCAAAACAGAAAAAGCCGATCCCAGCGCTATATTAGTGGGTTTTTATTCCCAAGACTTACAAAAGCTACACGTTGAATACGAAAGCCGCAAAGTACGTGGTACTAGCCGTTTACTTAACGACTTAATTCGCGCCCAAAAAGAATATAACTGCCGCGTATGGGGCTTTGAAAATAACAATGCCTTTGATTTTATGCGTAGCCAATTTATTACTACAGGCTTAGAGCAAGGTATAGCACTGCCTTTACGTGGTGTTACTGCAACCATATCTGCAGAGGAACGTATAGGCTCACTTGAAACTTATGTAACCAATACGCCGGCACAAATTGCCTTTCATTCACGGTGTCGATTACTGCTCGACGAGCTTGAAAACTGGCCCGAAAAGCAAACAACCCATCACTACGATTTAAGTTGTGCCCTGGCTATTTTATGGATGATAGCCAGCACAGGGGCAGGCGGCGTTCCTCGTGTAAATAGCCGTAAAGTGACAAAACAAATAAGGGGCTATCATGTTTAAAAGCAAGCCACGTATTACATCAAAAGCATACGCTGCGCTTAGCCGTATGTTTGACCAAAACCGCTTAGACCCTAGCCTAACAGCGCTTATTACTGAGCTACCAAACCCAGATCCAATACTGCGCCGTGCGGGTAAAAACACCGCTATTTATGAAGAAATAGCTCGCGATGCGCACGTTATTGGAGAGTTGCGCTCACTGCGCAGTGGCTTATTTAGCTTTAACACTGAGCTTGTACCAGGGGGTGACGACGCAGCCAGTTTAAAAAGTTATGAGTTAGCTAAAGCCTTTTTTGCCCGTAAACCATGCCCACATACCGAATGGGCCGATATGGACTGGCACAATTACAGCGCCATTTTAAACGGTTTTAGTGTTACCCACCTTGGCAAGTACATTAAAAACAAAGATCATTGGCAACCCGAATACGTAGAAACATGGCGTAACAGCCGCTTTGCGTTTAATAGTGATCACGAGCTATTAGTAAAAACCAGTGAAAACCCACAGGGCGAAATAGTCGATTCTCGTCGTTGGTCGTGTGTTCGCCATATGCCAAGTGCCGAAAACCCGTATGGTATTGCATTATTAAGTAGTTGTTTTTGGCCATGGACGTTTAAGCATGGCGGCTTTAAGTTTTTTGTACAGCTGTGCGAGCGCTTTGGTATTCCATTTCCTGTGGGTAAATACCCAATAGGCAGTAAAGATTCAGACATAAATAACTTACTTGATGGGCTAGCTAGGCTTGTTCAAGACGGCATAGCCGCCATACCCGATGACACAAGCATTGAAATCATCGAAAGCAAGCTATCTGGCGAGCCAGTGCCCGAGCGCTTGGTTAACTTTTGTAATGCTGAAATAAGCAAAGCTTTAACCAGTCAAACCTTAGCAACAGAGCAAAAAAATGGCGGCGCACGTGCTGCCAGCGAAACTCATGCAAAACGTGCAGGCGACAACCAACGCTCAGACAGGGCGCTTGTAGCCTCATACCGCAATCAGCTTTTAAATTCGCTTCATACAGTAAATTTTGATGGTGGCGAACCGCCAAAATTCATTTTTAAAGACAAACGCGAGATCAACACCGACACCGTAACCCGCGTGCGCGAAACTGCGCGTATTGTGCCAGTTGGTGAAGACTGGGCTTATCAAGAGCTCGGTGTACCTAAACCAAAAGACGGCGAAGCAATACTTGATGTGCCCGACGAAGGCCATGGCATTGCAACACCTGCTAAAACCGAGTTTGCCAAAAAGCCAACTGAAAGCGTAGAGCTTACCAGCGAGTTAGATTTGTTTGATCACGCAACAGACGACACCATTAAACAGCTTTTTAATTTTGCTCAGGCATCAAAAGACCTGGATGAACTTAAACAAAAAATCACCTCACAATTCCCTGATATTTCAGACTCAGCACTGGCAGACGTTGCCCAAACAGCTATGGAGTATGAGTTTATGGCAGGCATGAACGAGGCTAATTCTAAAACTGTGGAGATAGACAATGAATAACGTTCCTGACGGGTATTTAAAAGACGGCAAAGGCAATTTAGTCGCCATTGCTAACATCAAACAAACCGATTTAATCAAAGACGAGTTTGTTAAAAAAGCCATTGATAAAGCGATTGAAATGCAAAAAGCACTGGCAGAGTTTAAACAAAGTTTAATGGCTGAGGCCGACGACTTTATAGAGCTATTAGCTCAAGAACATGGCGTTAACTTAGGCGGTAAAAAAGGCAATGTGATGTTACGCACCTTTGACAGCCAATTAAAAGTAACCCTTCAAACCCAAGAACGCATAGAGCTTGGCCCAGAGCTTACTCTTGCTAAACAATTAATTGATCAATGCCTAGATGAATGGACCGAAGGCGGCAATCAAAACATTAAAGCTATTGTTAGTAAAACGTTCAATACCGATAAGCAAGGCTCACTTAACCCGCAACGTATTTTAGCACTGCGTAAACTCGAAATTACTGACGATTCAGGCAAATGGGCTAAAGCCATGAACATTATTGCGGAATCCGTTGGCGTGGTTGACTCAACCCGCTTCATCCGCTTTTACAAGCAAGATGATAACGGCATTGAGCAAGCAATTTCACTCGATATAGCAAAACTGTAGCGGGGCGCTTATGGCCATTACAAAAGAGCAGTGGATACAGATAGAAAACGAGCTTGCCAGTACCTTTGGTAATGTTGTTTTTTCTGTTGGTGATCACAAAGTCTCTGTTCAACGCCAGAGAAAATCTGAATCAACAACCGTATTAAGCGTTTATATTGATGACTTTATTAGAGGCGAATGGTGTAACAAAAAAGAGTCACGCCCTGCATGCCTTGAACAAGTATGGCGCAAGCGCTCCATATCATTATATAAGCCTACTGAAATTAAGCGTATTCAAAAAAACTTTGGAAAACGCGATGCAAAAAGACTCTTTCCCAAATTGCATGATAAAGCTGAATTTTTTGATTGTTTTTTTACAACGTCTAAGTCACTTGTTCGACAATTTAAGCGCATTGAAAATATAAAGCTTGAACTGATTGGTGGCGTAACTTATGAATCAATGGAGGCATAAATGGACCCAATTACAATAGCACTTGGCCTTGCAAAGCTTACTGGCTTGGATAAAAAAATAGGCAGTTGGATAGGGGGCGACAATGGTTCAAAGGTCGCGTCTAAAGTTGTTGATATGGCGCAAACACTCACTAATGGTGGTTCACCACAAGAGGCTATGAACCGTATTCAGCAATCGAGTGCATTACAACAAGAGCTTAGGCAAACCATTTTAAATCGTGAAAAAGAGCTTGATGATTTAGCGTTTAAAAACACTCAAAGCGCCCGTAACATGCAAATAGCGGCGCTAAAGCAAGATGATAAGTTTTCTAAACGCTTCATTTATTACTATGCGTGGTTTTGGTCGTTTGCAACTGTGGGGTACATTGGCTGTATTACGTTTTTAACTATTCCACCAACCGCCACACGCTTTGCTGACACCATTTTGGGCTTTATTTTAGGCACTGTTGTAGCAACTATTCTTAATTTTTTCTTTGGTAATAGCAGTGATAATTCACGCAGAAGCGAAATTCAAGACATTCAACAGTCGCTAAAAGAGCAATAATATGGCCTTACCAGCTCCACAATATGGCGACCTTGTTAAGTTCAAGGAAGCCATTTCTCATTTTAAAGACAAAATTAAGCTAACCAGTGAATCATATAAAGATTTACAAGGCTTAATTCACGCCAAGGCATTTACTGTTGCCGGTGCAACTCAAATCGAGATCATTAACGAGCTATATAAAGCAGTAGATAAAGCGATTAGTGATGGCGAAACTATATCGGACTTTAGAAAACGCTTTGACAAAATAGTGAGTGATCAAGGTTGGTCATACAATGGCAAGCGGGGCTGGCGTTCAAAAGTAATTTATCAAAACAATAAAAACACCGCACGTGCAGCTGGCCGTTGGCAACAACAAGAACGTATAAAACAGCGTAGGCCTTATTTATTATACTTAACTGCTGGTGATAGCCGCGTAAGACCTGAACACGGTAAATGGAATTATATTTTACTTCCAGTGGATCATCCTTTTTGGGATACACATTATCCACCGAATGGGTATAACTGCAGGTGTAAAGTAGTATCACTTAATGCGCGCGATATAGCACGTATGGGTTTATCTGTTACCAAGCCTGAAAAAGTAGATAAGTTTATGGAGTCATTTAATGTTGTTGATCCATCTACAGGTGAAGAGCTAAGTAAGTTACCAGGCATTGATTTAGGTTGGGATTATAATCCAGGGAAAGCATGGTTAGGTGCAGACATTGCAGCGGGTAAGTCAGTCATAAATCTATCAAAGGATTTACAACAACTGGCGGTACCACAATTTAACGAGGCAGTTTTAAAATCTAAGCAGTACTATATAAAGCAGGTAAACTTGCAAGCAGCAAAGTTGGCACTTAAAAAGTCGGGAGCCAATGGCCAGCAATTTACGCTAGGGCACTTGCCAGTAAATTTACTAAACGAGTTATCACGTAAAAACGCACCTATATATAGTAGCACTGTTACAGTGAGCAGCGCTCAAATTGAAAAGCTCTTAACTGGCCAATTAGCAATTGAACAAATACACGAACTAATGAACGCTGTTCAAAATCCAAATACGTTTACTTATATAGGCAACCAAGTAAAAATATCGTACCAAGGTTTTATGATCACAATAGAGCTAGGACCGCAGTTCAATACAATTATAGCTGCCGAAAAACTTTAAATATCGGCAGCTCAAAATATTTAAACAGCGTTTAAAAGGCGTTTAAAGTGTATTTAAAGGAAAGTTAAACGATCAGAAATGATCTAATTCTAAACGTATAATGAGCAGGAATGATTGGGTAATGAGTCAGTTTGAACAAGTTTCGTCTAAAACCAAGCGTAATTCAAATTTAACTAATTTTCCGCTCAGGATTAGCTAACCCCAGTAATAATGGGCTTTTCCAAAAGACGAGGGCGAAAATCCTCATATCATCATTATTCTAGAAATGAACAACCCCTTACACTACAGTTAGTTTGATTAAGTATACTTCCACCGTATTTAACATAATATAAATTATAGGTAGTTATATATCTATATATAAGCAGCGGTCTATTTTAAAAGCTTCAAGCTCACTAAGTCCAATACTAGACGGTATCGGACATTAAGTGGATTTAAACAACTATTATGTTTATTCATAGTTATCACCTTGAGGTTCCTTAATGCTTAGCTTAATATTAAAGCACAAGCCGTAAAAAACATTGAAGTATTCATATGGAATTTGTACGCCCACTCGAACCAATTTTAATTATTGATGATGTTAAACAGATCCGCGCTGATTTAAGCCAAGTATTAGCCGGTTTAGGTTTTGATGACATTATTGAGTGCGATAATTTTAATTGTGCTAAACCTCTGCTTATTGAAAAATCACCTAACGTTGTATTCTTAGATGTTGATTTACCTGATTCTGAAAGCATTGAAATTTTAGAGTCAATTAACAACGAACACCCTCATGCACATGTTGTTATGTGTTCAGGCCACAATAGCTTTGAAACAGTGCAAAATACCTGGGAGCTAGGCGCAAAAGAATTTATAGCTAAGCCCTTTAACGCGCAAAAAGTTGATGCGGTAATGAAACGTTTAGAACTCATAGATTAA